TTTATATTTTCTTTTAGCTTTTGCCAATCACCTTGTCTAAAATATGGATATAGTCTAGGACCTGCATCTAAACTTATTTGAATGTTTACATCACCAAATAAGTTTAATAATCTGCTCAACTCAACTGCATCAAAGTCTGCATTGAAGTTGCTATGAAAAATGATTTTCATATTTTCAGCGTTGGGATGATCGCCAAGTTTAGCTAATGTAGGAAAGAACTGTTTTTGGTACAACACTTCGCCGCCGGCAAAATCTACTCTTTCAAGGTTTGGAAAGTTGGTGTTAAGATCTTCAACTATTTCTAAAGCACGAGCTGTGCTAATACTTATAGTGTAATCATCATCTGCATCCTGTCGATGCATTTGTCCAGTTAGCTGTATTAGATTGTGTTTATAATCTTCGTCGTCAGGTGTGTATTTTTTTAACTTGGACATCCAACCGCTGCTGAATACTTGACTACAATGCAAACAACTCATATTACAACTATGACTGAAACGCATTTCGATTGTTTTCAATCCTTCAAATGCTGTTTCACCAGTTTCGTGATTATAATATTGTAAATCAACACCTTGTTCTTGACGCATACTCTTGCCTGCATTTGCTTGTTCAACATGCTCGCACATATTACAACCTTTGCACCAAGTTCCGCTCATTAGTTTTTTACGATGATTTTTAAAGTTTTCATTATTGAAAAACTTGCTTGGCAGGTATTCCTCATCTAGCATTTGAAACTTTTCGTGTTGCGTAGGACAACTGGTTACAAATCCATTTTTAAAGTTGATTCCGCTTATAGCATAATAGCAATCTAAACTAGCCAATGATTTTCTCCCATAGACTTTGCTTTGATATATCTAACAAAAATCCTTGTGCATTATTTTTACCCCATTCTTTTTCTTGACAGAAAAAACAGGTTCCGCATTCTGGAGGATATTTTGTTTTATAATCTTTTTCTATTTCAACTAAACTAATTTCGCAACTTCGTGTTAACTTTAATAAATCATCTAGTCTATAGTTAATGTACTGTGCCATTGTATAGTTTTTTCTAAGAAGTCCAAATGGATTAATGCAGGACCCTGTAATAACCCAATCCCAGTTATCCTTAACAACTGTTTCATCTCGAAACTCAGGAGCCTGATCATTGTCTATTGGGGGATTCATAGTTGTTCCGCTATATACCCATTCGTAGTTATAAGATTTTATTAAATATTCCTGATAACTATGTGTTATTAACACATCGCATTTTGCCATTGAAGGTAATGTCAAGTTGGGTAGATTTAGATTTTTTAAAGGCACAGTTTCAAATTCGTGTGGCAAGAATCCCCAATGCTGCATACCAATGATATTTGGAAACTGTTTTTTTAGATATCCGAATGCATCTTCTGCCATTGGTTTTAGCCAAGGCTTTTGTTCCCAAAAACGTACCATTGTATATACATCTATTTTTGTTTTGAGGTTTTCTCTTTTAATAAGTGTACACAACATATAAAGTAATAAACTACTGTCGGCGCCGCCGCTAAATGCTACTAATATTTTTTTTGCATGGTTATCAAGATGTATAGGCAGACCGTTTATCCTGTATACATTAGGATATCTGCGAGGGTATTGCGTTTTTTCATACTGCTCAATAAAATCTTGTTTTTTATAATGCAGTTCTAAGTAATCTAAATACTTAAAATCATCCATCAAAAATATCTTTCATCTCAGGGAATGTTTTAGCAAATGTAATACCACGTTGTTTGTCGCATAGGTTTATAAACTCTTGCATTTCCGGCAAGCGTCTGCTCCAGTCCTCTGATTCCATAAACTGTAGCATACCTTTAAGACGTTTTATACCATAGGGCGCTGCATCAAACATTGCTTTAGTTACTTTGCCCTTGTGCCAGCTAGGTATGCCAAGTTCCCAGTTAGCTTCCCACCAAGGATAAAACTCTTCGTACTTTTTGCGTACTTCTGCTTTGAACCATTCTGGCAATACTTTAACATTTAGGTGCGGTGGATGGTATACAAAGTGATAGTTTACTCCGCCTGCACCGAATGGCCACATATTAATCTTTTTAAATTTTTGTTCTAGTTTCCAACGAATAAAATCTGGTATGTAATATATGTTTAATGCTTGTACTGCACATGCTACAGTGATTTCTACATTGTTACTTGTTTCGTTGTCAAGTATATGAAATACTTCTTCTTGACGTTTCCAGTTACTTGGATAACGAATATAGTCATTCATCTCGTGTATACTATCTATTGAGTAATGAAAACGAACTACTTTAAACTCTTTCCATAGGTCAAACAAATCATCACGCCATTCAACGCCATTTGAGTTGTAGCGTAGTTCTAGATCTTTTGCATAGCCCATTTTAATAGCATGTTCAAGTATTTCGTAATGTTCTTCAATAATAAGACTTTCGCCGCCGGCAAAATAAATCTGTTGCATACTACCCATTTGATCATAGAACTGTTGCCAAAATACAGGATTTTGTTTGTGCCAGTTGTAGCTACTACCATTGGTGCTACCTTTGTCTTGCCACTGCATTGTCTCTTTGAGACTTTCGTTTTTTACTTCAGGAAAGATTGATTTATAATCTTTAATCCAGCCACTACTATCATGCGGACTACACATAACACAAGCAAGCTGACATTTGGTGCCAAAGCGTAAATCAATGTATGCTAAGTTAGGCGGTACTTCGCCATCTTCTGTAGTATCAGCAATCAGTTTGTCAACATCAGTACGCTGACTCCAATATGCTGTTTCCCACATACGTTTGCTATTATGTCCTGCTGCTTCTTCTCTGTAGCACTTTAAACAACTTGGAGGCTTTTCGCCATTCATCATCTGCTTGCGTACATTTTTCATATACTTGCTGTTCCACGCAGTTTGAAAATCTGTTACATTTAGGTTGTTTGGTTTGCCGTCATCTGTTTTAAGAATGCCAACTTGGCCGCCATGCTCTTTATCATTAGTAGCACCTACACTACTAGCGTTTGCTGTACAGCATACTCTCATACTGCCATCTGGTCTTGTACTTAGGTGTACCCACGGAAGAATACAAAAGGTGTCACTTACTTTGCTCATACTGTACTTATGCCTTTATCTGCGTAGTTTATTTCATTATGATATGCTTTATTTTTTGCACATGTTCTAATACATCTACTGAGATGTAATGGATGATTTGGTTGCCAACTTGCTGTTAATAAATCTTTATACCAAGGGTGTTGCATTATTTCTTCTTTGCTGTGTAACAGTAAACTATTCCAGCCAGGTTCAAATCTGTTTAGTTTCTGCATTATATCTTCTCTGTTTTTAAATGCACTATCCCATAGAAAACAACACGGCCACATAGTTTGATCACTTGCTATAAATATTTCACCTTCATGGATATACTTACATATAATACTGTCAACTACTTCTTTAGTTTTTTCGGCATCAGCTTTATGAGATTTATACTCAGTAATAAACTTATCCAAGTCTTTCATTATATCTTTTTTACTATGCTCTTTACTGCCTGTGGTTGTAATAACTTTTTGTTCCGTTTGTTTTTTAGTTTTTATTTTTGCAACCCAATCGTGATAACTATTACGCATTCCAGTACGTGTAGCAAAATCAAATCCTAATACTGCGGCATGTGCTCTAGCAGTAACTAGTTCTTGCTCATTGTGATCAAAAACTATGTAGATCCATGTAGCATGACGTTGTGGTGCTGCTTCAGAAAATGCTATAATGTTGCGTTCTACAACACTCCATTTGGTGTTTACCCTATATATATGATTGGTGTTTTTGTGTCCGTCAATACAAAAATGTATATGCAACTTTCCTATATAAGTTGATGCAAGATCGCCTAGTTGTTTCCACCATGCTGCGGTATTATATCCACCGTTGGTACTATACTCACAATATGCACCTTGGCTAAGAAGGTATTCTGTCATAGCCAAACAATCAGGATTAACAATAGGATCTCCAAGAACTCCGCAAAACTTGAACTCTACTCCATTGTAATCTGCAGGAGGAAAAATACGTTGCAAATCTTGCAACGTAAATGCGTTTATTTGCAACAATTCTTTGTTGAGTGTTCTTGCACACCCTGGACAAGCTGCATTACAATCGCTGGTTATTTCTAGTTCGACTTTTTTAATCATATTAAATCCACTAACTCTGGAAAGGTTTCTACAAAGTCGGTGTTCCTTTTTTGATCCCACATTTCTATTGTTTTTTTAAAGTTACGACGAAGGTTAGGATTATCATCTCTAATGTGTAGATAATCAAACAATCGATGATTTTTTTGTAGTTGTTGTAGTTTGTTGTTTGCAACGTTTATTTGTTGATCATTTAGTAGTACTGGAGTATATGCAGTCGGACCGTGCCACGGTAATAACATCCAGTTGTTCATATCAATGTCATTGTCAATATACCATTGTTCTAATGTGTCTATGGTCAGTGCATTAAACAAGCTATAACTTGTTTGTACATATACAGTTGAAACTTCTTTTATCCGTTGATAGTTTTTTAGCCATTTTTCTTCTACCAACGGATATCTAATATAGGTACCACGTTTGCCAAAATGATCGTGACTGAATGTAATGTCAAAGTTTGTGAACTTTGATAGATAATCGTTTACAATATCTTTGCCTTTGTATGTACTCACACTACCATTTGTATGCGATGTAATGTGTATGTCAAATATTTTATTATCAATCAACACATCAAATAGTTTATAATACTGCTCTTGCATAAATGGCTCGCCGCCGTTACAGTGTATTGATTGTATTGTATCTGCATGTTGTAAAATATATTCAATAATAGGATCTATATTGTTATTCCAATCACCGGATATATTAGTATGACGTATATCTAAATCTCTTTGTATTTCTATATCGGTATAATTTTTTGCCCATGTACTACTGAGTTCAGATTCGCATCCTAAACATGCAAAGTTACAGTTATTGCTTACAAGTAAATCAACAAAAATAGGTTTTTGATCTGTTAGGTTAGCACTCATTACTTGCTTACTATAATGCATTGCCTTGTATGCATTTTCATTTGAAAACATTTGTACATTGTGTATGCTACCAGTTTGATTATAAAAACTACTACACGACTGACAGTTATTTTTAGGATAGTTTCCTTGTAAAAAATCCTGGCGAGTAAGTTTTGCAGACTTGCTGTTGTACACTTCTTGTATAGAATTGTAGTTGTAGTTGCCAAAACTATTAGTAGCTGCACAACAAGGTTTTACAACACCATCTCTTCCAAAATATATTTGGTTAAATGGTGCATAACAAAATGTTTTGTCTTTCCAATGCGGCGTCATTTAAACTGCTCTGCAAATGGATCAAACTCTTTGCCGCATTTCATACTGCATACTTTTAGTTTTCCATCGGCTATACTTTGTTTGTCCCAACTGTCTTGTATATTATCAAAAATACCTGTATCAAACACTGCACGTAGCCCGTGTGTTTTAGCACTGATTGCATCCTTGCCGCCTGCTGCATCAATAAAATCCCATACTTGTTCTTGCTTAGGATCATTGTGCCACCATTTGTACATACGACCAGCTGTCCAACAACATGGCATAGCAAGCCCTTCAGCAGTAATAAACAAGTTTCCTTCATCTTTTACTTTACAATGTATAGCAGCACGATCATAATAAGTGTCCATGCTGCCATGCTTTTCTTTTACTTTGTCGTATGCTTCGAGTGCCTTGTTTAAATATTTGGCATCTGGTTTTTTAAGTTTAGCAGTTTGTTCACCTTTACGGTTTACTGCCTGATGCGATTCTTTCTTTTCGCTTTGTGCTGTTACAAATCTGCCTGTTTTCTTTTTGATGAATCTTTCACACCCCCAGGCATTAGCAAGTGCTTCTGCTTCTTCGACCTGATGTTGATTGTGTTCAAAGATTAGGAAGTCCCAACGTGCTCTGCCACCGGCATCTATAAATGCTCTCATGTTGCGTTCTACATTATCCCAAACAACACCCTGTCTATAAAGATGATTAGTATCACGCAATCCATCTACACTGAATATAACTGCACCCATACGTCCAAATACACTTGCAAGTTCTTTCCACCATTCTACACTTTTGGCTCCTGCGTTAGTATTCATACTCAACCACATCTTATCATTATGCTCTCTGAAGTAACGGAATATTTCCAATGTGTCTCGTGCAACAATAGGATCGCCTAAGTTGCCGCACATGTACATTGTGTTTAGCTGTGCAATAAACTCCGGTTCAAATATACGTTTACAATCATCTAGTGTAAGTTCACTCAAATCGATATGCGGATTTAATGCTCCGCCATTTTGATTGCGGTCGCACATTGGACAACTGGCTTGACAGTTTTGTGTGTTTTCCAAGTGTATTGTTTTTATGTCTTCGTACTTATACATCGTGTATCAACTTTACATCTTTACCAGGGCCAACCTTACTGGGCAAGTCGCCATACTGTTCTATATACCATTCAATAACAGCCTTGTACCAGTTTTGACTATTATGATGTGCTTTTTTATTAAACTGCCAAATATTATTGTTGGTTGCTTGTATTGTACTAAGAGCTCTTGCACTTTCTTTTTGCAGTTCTCTTACACTTAGTTCACTTATATCCAATTCTCATAAACCTTTTATATTGCGGTAGTTCTAGTTCTCCGCTGTATAACTCTTCACCTAGTGGTACTTGTTTTGTAAAACCTTCAAGAGTTTCGTGACAGTTAACATGTTCTTTAATTTCAAAATAGTTGTTACTTTGCATTATTACCAAACTTCCAAATGGTATACTGTTGTACCAACTATCAAAATTTTCTATGTGTTCACAACTGGTATTTATAATCGTATCCGGAACTGTCCACAATCGTTGAGTTGTCCCGTCAGCTTTGTATACATCGTATATATGTTCGTCAAATCTTATTTCATGTATGTCTTCGGTACTAGCTTTAAACTTCCAGTTTTCCTCTACCCACTTTTTATTAAATATTTCTGCTATTTTCCAAACATTTGGATCAACATCAAAACTGCGAATATTTTCTATTTTCATTCCGCTTTCAAACAACATAGTAGCAAGAGTAGCATACCATCCTGCACAAAGAAATACTTTACCTAGTTCTACATTACATTTTTTAAGTTCATTTATTAGCCAAAGTTTACTTTGTAACTGACCTCTACTAAAACAATCTTCGTCTATTTCGATATTATTGATTTGAAAGTTTTTAAATGCGTCAACAAAATAAGTGCTATCTTTATCTTTTAAAAGTCTAAATATACTCCATATATTATCATCCATTACAGCTTTTTTTAAATCTTCGTTGCCAACTAATCTAAAAATACTATGCATATTATCTTCAAGAACTGCTTTTCTTAAATCTTCGTTGCCCGGAAGTAATCTAAATAAACTATGTAAGTTTTGTTCTAGTACTACTTTACGCAAATCTTCAACTTCGCCAATAGCACGTATATTATCTATACATCGAAAAATGCTATGAATATTTTTTGTTAAAATAGCACTACATAAATCATCATTAGACGTAAACTCTAATATAGAACTCAAATCATAATCAATATATGCACGGCGTAAGTTTTTAAAATATTCATCTTGTGGATTTAATATTTCAAATCTATCTAATAGCTTATGTATTTCCATCATACTTTTCCTTTAACCAATCAAAGTCATTGATGTTTTTTAGTGCTACAATATTGCCTTTATTACGAGTACCGTATGCGGTTCCTGCTTTGGCACCTTGCAAAGCATCTTCTCCGAACGGAGTATCAGGTAATACATGCATACACCAAGTCCTTAAACGTTCATTGGTTTCTTTACTTTTTTGCCTATCAATAACTTTACTCGATAACTTTGCACATTCTCTAAATGCACTTTTCCATGCATTAAAGGGATCTGTATTAAATGCTGTGATATTTGAAACCTTTGGCATAGCTACAAACTTATCACTAATACTTGTAGTCATGTCGGCTTTGCTAGTGTCCATGTTGAGTGTTTCGTGTCTTGGAAATAACTTAATACCTCCGTATCCGTAGACTAACCCATTTACTGGATTCTTGCTACGCCATACATGCACATGATTATACTGCCAAGTAGGAACTTGCCAATCAAAATTAAAATCATCAACAACTACAGCATCGCCATCGACTATATAAAACATAGGTGTATCACATGCTTTTGCTGCTTCAATATGTGCTTGATGTATTCCTTTAACTCCGTGTACTCTATGTATTACTCTGTCTGGAAATCTAGTTTTTAGATTTTCAAAATTTTCATTTGCATTTGGTTCTTGGTAACTAATAAACACTATATCATACAGTTTAGGCATACTAGCTAAAGTATCATATTCTTTTTTGTTAGCAATAAATCTAAATAACCATTCACGTCTGCTAATTTTAGCATGTTTACTACAAAGTATAACTCCGTCGTGGAATTTGCCGTTTAAAAAAACATGATTTATTTTTCTATCAAAAGTATTGTCATGTGTAAAGTAGTGATCAAAGTTAAAATCATTAGATACAATAACATTAGACGGAACAACATAAAACATTTCTGTACTACTTGTTTTTAATGCCAACAAATAATCATCATATGTATCAATATTAAAAACGTCATATTGCGCAGGACCACTAGCTACTGTTTTATGTTCAATTTTATTAACTATAAACCTGTGTTCAATTTCTTTTTTTGATAATTCAGCTTTTTTACTACAAAGGAATAGGCCATTATATAACTCTTTGTCATTAACTTGATGCACAAATGCATGATTTTGCGAAAGTAGCTGTACTTCGCGATGTGGAATATAATAGTTGTTAACAAACTCTGTATTAATGCTGATATTAGCGGTACTCATCCAAAACATATCTGTCTTGCTAGTTTCTAATGCAGACAGATAATCTGCATATGTATCAATATTAAAAACGTCATACGCACAAGGACTACTTGCTTGTATATCAACTTCTTTTTTATTAACAAAAAATCGATGTTGCAACTCTTTAACTGACACCTCCGAAGATTTTGGTATTAGACAAACTCCATCATAATATTCATTGTTTTTAAATACATGTACATACTCTGTGCTCCATGCATCTGGCTCGTAATCAAAGTTAAAGTCATTGTTTATTATAATGTCAGGCCAGACTACCCAAAACATCTTAGTAATACAAATACGCTTTGCATCATCTAATGTGCTTGCATGTTTTAAAAAAGGAAATCGTTGTTTTGCAGACTTCCACTGTTTGTTTTTTTCGCCAATAAAGATTATATCATACATACAGTAGTTATAACATATTTTAATCAACAAGTCAAGAACAGAATGTGATAAATACTAGAGAAGAGGAACCAACAAACATGACCGATTTTATACCAGGTGAAGCATACCGACTAGATATTATTACAGCAGACGAGACAGTGATTGTCGACAGCTGGCAGGGACAGATTAAAGCAAGTGTTGTTGATATCAATGGTATTATACTAGTCGATGTTGATACTGGAAACTTATACGGTACGTTAGTTGGTACAATTGAAGACGCTAACGGCAATACTGTTTTATCCTCAACAGGTGATCTAACTGGTAGTGTTACTGGTAGTGTATACGACAACGACGGTGCTTTAGCATTTGATGGCGAAAACGGAACGGTTATTGCTAATGTTGTTGGCAATGTTGTAGATAGCGAAGGCGATATTATTGTTAATACCGGAGCAAAATCTATTACTGCTAATAGTATTACAGGTGATTTTTATGGCAACCTAACAGGTAGCATCACAGCAGATAGTGTAATATACGGTACATTTAATGGCGATTTTAACGGTACAAGTTATGGAGACTTTTTTGGAGATACTACAGGTACACACACAGGCGATGTAGTAGGTGATGTAGTAGGTGATGTAACAGGCAATGTCACAGGCAATCTTACTGGCGAACTACTTGCTATCCAGCCAGGCGATGATATTGCTACACGTCTTACCGGACATAACAACACTGGCGGATACAATCAGTGGGAGTTTTACGGTGGACTTGCACACCCAGTGTATCCTGCAGAAGATGCTGTTGCACGTGGTCCTATAGTAAATATTGGTGCAACTAGAGCCGACACAGAAGTAAGAGCCAACTTAAATCATTATGATGGCACGCCAGTGATGAGATTGTCGTTGGAGAGTTTGCCGACTTACAAAGCTGATTTTATGGGAAGACTTATTGGAGCAGTTGCATACGACACACAAGGCGATGATGGTATTACTAATATTATATCTGGAGAAAGCAATGGTACACGTATTAGTGGCATAAATGATAAGATAAATATTGGTGGTGAAAATGACGAAGTAAATATCATTGCCGATAGTCTAACTATACAAACGGATTCAATAGACTCGCTTTCGCATAGAGGATCAAATAATAACAAAACATCTCTACTAAACAATGACGAACTTTTAAGTATTGAAAGTTGGGGTTACAACGGAACTGAATACAAACGAGGCGGAATGTTTGGATTTAAAGTTGACGGCACACCTGATGCAAACGGAAATACCATACCAACAGGGTTTGGTGTTCAGCTGAGTACATCTACTAGTACACACGTTACAAATATAGCAAACAGACTAGAGTTTAATAACAAAGGTGTATTAGAAGTTCCAATATTTAAAGCAAGAGGCACCACATTTGCCGACAGAGATAGTATGATAGCAGAAGCAGGCATGATATTATTTAATACTAGCAACAACAAGTTTCAAGGATACAACGGAACTTCTTGGGTTGACTTAGGTTAAAATATATGTTATAGTTAAAAAAAGATCATAGGAGCACAAGTGCGGATTTTTATTAACGGCGAACAAATATCTCAACAATGGATCAGCGACTATACGTTAAGTAACACTGTAGATTGCTACAGTGACAAGCCAGACTGGGAACAAAATGTATTAAAACTGTTGCACAACTGGCATTCACAAAGTGGGTATAGCTATGGACATAGAGGTGATAAGTTTGTTAATCTCAGTACCAGTGGCACCACTGGATTTCCACAACAAATTGGACACACTAAAGAAACTATAGAACAAGTTGTAAATGCAAATATCAAAACATTAGGGTTAGATAAAAATAGTAAAATATTAAGTTACTATTCACCTCGTGGTATTGCGTTTAGTGTGCTAAGTGTGTATCTTGCATTGAAACTAGATTGCGAACTATACATTGAAACATTCAAAGGCATTGACTATATAAATCGTGTACACGAAATACGTCCAACACACACATTGTTATTGCCTAATGTTTGGAAAACATTATACACACACGACAAATGGAAAACACTAGATTATAGTAGTTTACAAACTGTTATTACAGGTAGTGACTTTACACCAATAGGAATGTTAGACGAACTACGTGAACACAATCCAGGTAAAGTATACAATGTATATGGCAGTACTGAAGTGCCTCCTATAGTATTGTACAGTGAAGAAGAAAACACATACACAATAGACAGTATTGTTCCTGGAGCAGAAGTAGATATTGTAAATGGACAGATTGCTTGTAAATGGAGCAGTCAGCCCGATATATGGATTAGTGGAGATTGTGTAGACGGCGATAGAAATTGTTTTACATTACACGGGCGTAAGCACAACATGTTCAAACAAAATACTGTTAGAGTATATCCTGAACAAATCGAAAAAGCAGCAGTTGCAGCAGGAGCAGAACTTGCACTGTGTCAACAAGTAAGCAATCAATGTGTGCTACACTATACAGGTAATATAAAAGATATGAAGTTATTCAACGACACTTACAAATATATTCCAAGATTTAGACTACGGGCAGTAGATCATATTGCAGTAGACAACAATCTTAAAAAGATTATAAGGACACAAACATTTTGAGAATAATAGTTTTAGGTGCCGGAACAGCTGGTGCGATTGCTGCAGGTATCATAAAAAAACGCAGACCTGATATTGAAGTTTTACAAATTCACAGTGAACAAGTTGGTATTATCGGAGTCGGCGAAAGTGTTACTCCTTATTTAAATCATGCATTCCACGAACTTGGTATGGTTGAAAAAGATTGGATGACTGCAACTGGTAGTATGTACAAACTAGGAAACAAGTTTGAAGGATGGACAGACGAAGATCATTACTTTGCATTTACATACAACAAGCCTATTGATAAACTTATTAATAATAAACCTATAGACTGGAATGATATCAAAAGTATAAACGAAACTGATATTAGACTTACTGACGTATGGTGTGATTTGTACAATCAAGGAATGGTAAACAACTTTAGTGCAAGTTTTAATGATTTGCACAATTCATTAGTCGACAATACATTTGATTTTAAGTTACTTGATCGCACTTGTCTCAACTACAGTTATCATATTAATGCAGAAAAACTTGCACCTTACATAAGAAAAAATATTAATAATAAACTTGGTGTAATAGAAATAGAAGGTAAAGTTGTCAAAGTTAATACCAACGACAACGGTGTACACAGTGTTGAGATGGAAAACGGAGAAGTATATACGTCCGATTACTGGTTTGATTGCAGTGGATTTAATAGATTACTAATCAACGAACTTGACGATAGCTTTCATACATACGACTATTGTAAAGCAAATAGTGCAGTAGTAATGCCAATAGAATATACTTCGCAAGACCAACTAACAAATCATACTAGAACTATTTGGTTAGAACAAGGATGGCAGTTTAAAATAGGATTAACCGAACGTATCGGAACTGGTATTATTTACAGTGATGAATATTTTAGCGATGAAGAAATAAAACAACTATTGTTAGAAAAAGAAAATCATAAAAACATCCGGCCACCAAAAATACTAAAATGGACGCCTGGTAGAATGGTCAATCCTGCTATAGATAATGTGTTTAGTATAGGAATGGCAGCAGGATTCTGCGAGCCAATGGAAGCAAATGCGTTATACATTACAATGGCAACTATTAAAAGAGCATTACACAGTATTAACCAAGACGAAAATAGAAATACATTTAACAAAGTTATCAATCATACACTAGACGATACTGCATTTTTTATTGCCGCACATTATACACTTTGTGAAAAAGGTAATAACGCATACTGGAATGATATGCGTGAAATAGGTATAAAACAAAATCACAAGCAACTATTACTGGAAAAGTACAACGATGTAAAAAATAATATGGAAAGTGCTGTAAATCATTATACAATGTATCCAGATTACATGTGGATGGAACTAGCATCGGCATGGTGTAAAGACATTAGTACTTGGAGTAAAAATACAGATCCTAGACTACAGCAGCAAGTTTTAGAATATTTTAGAAAATCAAAAAGTATCACAACCAATCAATATCCAGAAGAAATGAGGAAGTTTCATAATGTATAGATTTGAAATATACAACGGCACACAAGATTTAACACAATGGTATAAGGATGCCGAAGAAAAAGGTTACTATAATAATAGCAACAAAGAGATGCTTGTTGACTGGGTTGAAAAACATGAAGACGCAACACTGTTTTTGTTGTACTACAATGAACATATTGTAGGCAATAGTGTTGTTCATAGTTTAAAAGAGCTGGGAATACTTGGTAAAAATGCATATCGCATTGGCGCAAGAACTTGTTTGATTAGAGACAGAATTGACGGTGGCAGAGTTTATGCTCCAGCTAATGGCCCAGTAAATCATCATACTGTGCAAATGTTACTTCCTATATGTATCGAACATGTAGGAAGAGACAAGCCTGTGTATATTAGTACACACGAAGGCGGAGTGGGAAGTCAAGACCGTGTACACAAAGTGTGGACATATTTTACAAACAAACTAGGCATCACCGGTGACAGCATTGATTTAGAATACAAAGGTGCATTCCAAACTTTTAGACGGATTGATGTTGATAGGATGTATGATTTACTAAAAGAAGCAAGATGGCCCGAGGCAGAGCAAGCTATTCCACTGTTTAGTTAAACGTATTTCTTACAAAGTTCAAAAAAGTCTGACATCTCTGGAAAAACTTGTTCATGATCTACATTACGTCTACGACCTTGCTCTTCAAAGAAGTTGTGAAAATCTCTACGTCCTTGAATAACTTTATCTAATGGATATTCAGTAGACTCCATGTAATCAACAACACGTCTAAACTTTTCATACTCAATAGTACTAAACGCATCTTTGCGATTATCATCTGTATTCTCTTTGATAAACTGCAAATGATCATGCATATAACTCATGTAGTTTTTAGGCAGGATATTAATATCGTACTGCAACGGTTCTTTCAAATGCGGTGTGTCAAATCCTAATCGTTGCCATCTGTGCGTTTCTACATCATTATATTTTTTGCGCCATTCAAGAATCTTTTCAAGCAATGTACGGAATGTAGTGACACTGAAGATGTTAAATGTAATCATAATAACCATCGGTGCTTCGCAGTTGCGCATAAAATAATCCAAGTTGCGTTCAAACACTTCAATGTCTAATCCATCACGAATATACTCAGCACGTTTTCCCCAAGTATCAATACTTGTAAACATTTTAAAACGTCTAATCTTGTTGTTTGTCAACAAGTCATTCACACGGTTTGTAAACTTTTCTAACTGTTTTGGTTTGCCGCCTAAGTTGCTGTTGCAGTTTAGTTCTAAATCTGGTTTAGGGTCTGCATCCAGCATATCAAATAGTTTATATGTGCTCTGCTGTATTGTAGGCTCGCCGCCTGTAATGCGTAAAATATGTAAGTCTTTACTTAACTCTGGCCACCACTTCCAAAATGCATCTAAATACGGATTGTTTTGTTCTTCAAATATTTCAAACCAGTCAATATCACATCTGTGATTCTTTACGTTTGTGTAAGGCCCGTGTTGCTTGATCTCTTGATGATATCTGCTGCTGGCTTTTGGATGACAATATCCACAGCGGAAGTTACATTCATTACCAAACGAGACTTCCAAGTATTCAGGATTAACATCAAACTCTGCGCCACCTTCTTTAACAGCCTTTAAGCGTTCTTTAAAGAAGATAGTTTGGTTGCGTTGTTTTCTATCGCTAACATAATCTTTGCCCATTGCTTCAATCTTCCAGCAATAGTTACATCCGCTAGGTTGCTCGCCTTTCATCATAGCAGCACGTTCTGCTTTTTTCTGTACTGTATTATGAATAGCACTTGGATTAGTTAGAAGTGGCGCTGTATCGATCTTATGAGGAGCAGGGTGATAACAACTGTGTGTTTCGCCTGTTTGAAAATATATATTAGCATGGTACCATTTAGCAAAACAAAACGTAGGAGAAATCTCTTGCGTTATTTTGTCAATACGTTTGATTTCTTCGCTTTCACTGCGTTCCATTATTGTTCTCTATCTAAAAATTGTTTGCTGTTATCTCTTATTGGATTTTGGTACACTGTTTTGAAGAACTTACTTCCGCCTGCATCAAAGGGAGTGACACCAATTGGAATATCAAGAGCGTTGATTAATTTGTCACCGTAATCTTCAGTTGCTTCTAACAAGTTTTCTTCGTCAACAGTAACTTCTAAATTTTTCCACATATTGTTTAGGTATTCAAAGTCGCGCACATTGATAAAATCCCAGTCTGTGAGCATTGTCATATACAACCCTTGACGAGCGCCATAGATACCCCACATGCCATTTTCTACATCAGCGCCAACCATAAGCCAGATATACAAACGATGCAAGTTTTTCCAATGATTTTTATGGAAGTCTTCTACACTAACACGCATACCTTGGTCCAGTGCCATTTTAACACCTTCTCTAAATCCAGCACGCCATGCTTGATGCGGTGTAGCATTATTCATGATAGTACTATATGTACCATTCATCTGAATATATTGTGTATCCCAACAAAAATCTACTTGTGCATGTGGGTTATTATCAGGCGCATTTTCGTGTGTACGCATGTTCAATACATGCTGTTTAGGCCAGCACTTGATCCCACCGTTACCGTATGTAAGATTATTAATAGTATTACGGGCTGTCCAACTAATCACTTTGTTTGTTAAGTCTGTGTTTTCATCAAAGTCCATTGCCTGTGTTAAAAACTTTTCATCGATGATGTTGTCGCCGTCAATGGTGATAAATCGATCTGTAGTTGATTTATTAGCTGCTGCCTTATGGGCACTATCACTGCCTTTTACACCATGTACACGTTCTGCCCACGGAACTTTCTTGCATAAATCTGCATAGTTTTGTTCTGCATTTGGCTCATCGTAGCTTAGATATATAATGTCACAATCTATAACTCTAAAAGTATTAGCCATTTATTTCCTCATAATGATATGTATCGAACCTACGCATAGTATATACGGAAACTTCCTCATTGTCAAACTCAAAATCATTTTCAAATGCAACTTCATCTGAATCAACAAATCTTATCAATCTGTATAGTACATTAGGATCATCTTTTTTGGTTATACTAAAATAATAGTTTGAAAGATTTATGTTAACGTTTTTGTCTTTGAGATCTAATAAAAAATCAGAGTCTGCAGATATTCTCCAAACATTTTTTGTATTATCTTTTGAAAGGATTATCTGCGGGTTGTCTGGAATAGTTGCAGGGATTTGATATAAAAAACTCCACATTAGTTTATCTTCATCAACCTGTGTTTGATTTTTAATATGATAAGTTTTATCAATAAAATCATATTCAACTTTATAGTCTAATAAACTCCAATGTCCTTCAATAAACTTTTTAACGTCTTCAAAATCGCATTCAATAAACTTGAATCTATCATCAGATTCTTTTGATATCTTATAGATGTTTCCGTCATCATCAAAACATACAAATCTTTTCATATTATATTCCCAAACACTTTTCGTATTTTTTCATTAGATTAATATTTAAGAAATCTTTTTCAGTGTAATGAAAAATACCCGACTGTTGATGATTTCCTATTTTTAGCCTCATGTCGCTATCAAAATAAACTCCAACTCTATCTTGCCAACGATATGCAAAGTTAACATCCCAGCCTTGTATCTTTGGTTTCATATGTGTAAATGTAGGATTTTTAACTTTGTTATTTGTAATCAAATGTTCTATATCCATTGTTTTACAAGCAATTGCTGCACTAACATCCATACTTGGTCGCAATGCAAACTTTTTGCCGGTGCCTGCTGATTTATAAAACTGTTCCCAGTTATTTGTTATCATTTCAAGCCAAGTATAAAATTCGTGTGCTAAATCTGATTTCTTAAACCAATGGAACCCGCTGTACAAGTTTGGAAGATTGTGTGTTTTAAATGCCTTGCGGTAATAGTTATCATCTACTAGTTCTCCGCGATATGTATAAACATTACTAGTATAAAACAGATCGTAGTTTCTTAAAAAATCAAACCAACTGCTAATATCTTCAAGTATTAACATATCTGTGTCTATTACCACAGTTTCATTATAAGGAATAGCATGATATATTTTCCAACGATTACTGATTTTCCAATCTTCGTCTTTGGCGTGATCTCCCCACGGTATTTCTACAATATGATCAAACAAATGTTTGTATTTTGTAGGCACACTTTCATTGGTAATAAGACAAATACTAACATCTTTGTTTGTAGCATGAATACTCATTGCTGCTAAACATGCTTGTCTAACATAATCAAAATCACTATTTTGTGCCAACATTGTAAAGTTATTGGTCAATAATTCTCTCCAAACTAAACTTGTTCATCACATGACAGTTACTGCCTTTGAGATTTACACCAGTATATTCTCCAAGTCTTCTATTTTTTTGTACTAATATTTTTATTTCATCGTCTTTGATATCAACAGCTACATCTTTATCTGTTGCATAAAACTTGGTACCTGGCAAACTTCCAACAAAGTTTCCTTTTTGATATCCATTCATAATATGTACTGCAATACTAAAAGCAAAATCGTTTCTATACACACTTGTTTTAAACTGATACATATTACGATAATGTATATAGTTTTCTTCAATATGTTTGATTAAGTTAAAGAATATTTTATTTTCTTCTGTTTTTCTAAAAAAGAAAACAGTAGCCCAATAAAAATCAATACTAGTATCACTTACTTTTTCAAACTCGGGTACTATTGTATGCATACCAATATGTGTAGCATCTTTGTATAGCAAAAGATCTTTTTGCTGTACAAAGCAATTATTTAATAAATCATTGCTAATAATATAATCAGTATCCATTACAATAGTAGAATCATAAGGAGTTAAATCATATGCTGATGCTCTATTTTTATTATTAAACTTTAATGTTTTATCACTAAAGTCACCATCGGCATATCGCTTGTTAGTACTATTTCTGTTCATATCATTGGAATGAATGACATAATCAAATACATCAACATCATTTGGATACATAGATTGAATATCTGTATCTGTAACAATCGAAGTGGGTAAATCCATATACTTGCTTATACGTTTAGCAAGGAAAATAGCTTGCTTTACATAATCAATCGATTTATTATTACTTGCAAATAACAGTACACCTTTTGTCATAGATCCATAATACTTTCAACTGTTCTATTTGTTTTTAGCTTGTTGTATTCTGTTAAGTATTTGTTTGTTGATTGCCAATACACATTTACAAGTTCATTAGCAAAATCTTGTAATGCTTCTATTTCAATGGGTATACTACTATCATCAACTAAAATTGTTTCAGTCTGATGTAGTGCTAATAAACTTTGACAAAAACTTATAAGATCTTTAGTTACCGAAAACTGGCCGCCATTAAAATAATAAACAAGATTCTCGTGGTACTGTTCTTTTAGCAATCTTTTTTGATTATTTAATGTAATCATATAGTTGCTAAAATCTAATGCTTTTTCTAAGCGTTCGTCCATAAATATCTCCTACTTGTAATAGTAGTATATATCCATTAGACTAGTTTGTCAAGTTAAAAATCGGAATCTTTTGTTCCAGTTGGTGTAGGCAATGCAATAGCATTGTACGTAGTGCTATCCCATACAAAATCACTGCTTGGAGTATAAGTGTATACTGTGCTGTTGATTGTTGCTGTAACACTTTCGTCTACAAGCTGGCCAGCTGGGCCGCCTGGTTCTGCTTGGCCACCTGTTCCTGTATCGCCGTCGTCTAGTTCTATTTTAAACTTTAGCTGTGTTGCAGTATTAAATGATGTATTAGTACTTGCATAAATTCTAAAAAAGTTATCGTCATAAATCTGTGCTACAGGTACATCGCCAGGATTGCCGCCTGCTCTGCCGCCACCTTGTTTTTCAAAAATCTTTGTAGTTGGGGCGCCAGTTGCAATAGTTGCATTACTAAATCCAGTTCCTGTACCTGTTACAGAATCACAACGCCAGGTATTTTGATTTACTCTACCAAATCGTATCTGTCCAGCATCGTTTAATACTTGAGCCCAATCCCAATCTTTTGTGTATTGGGTTGCTGTTGTGCCGCCAGTAGCATTTGCTGCAAAACGTATTTCGCCGCCTGCTGCTAAAAAATACAAAAAGTTTTGATGAGATCCAAAGTTAACTGTAACTTCGTGTGATATAACTTTAACTGCGTCAGAGGATCCTCCAAAACTTGTAACACGAGAACTAGATGTACTTGCTCCTCCTGATGTTTCTAAAGGATTTGGACCATCAAAACTACTAGTTGGAAAATCTGTTGCTGTATGATTAAATGCTAAAATAGTATTTGCAGTAGTAGTTAAGTCAGTAATATGCTGTTCAGCAATTTGATCAACACCTTGTTCAAACTCAGTAGGATCAATGTCCGTTGCTAGTGCGCCAGTTTGATGGACATGTGCAGCTTGTATATCTAACCACAAATCAAAATATTGTTGTTCGGTTACTGTGTCACTTACACCTGGAGTACTGCCGCCAACAACTATACTACTACTAAAGTTTCTACCATAACCGCTTGTACTTGTTAACGGTGTTGTCAAAGATCCGTAGTCTGTCCAGACAGATTGATCGCCTACACGACCAGCAATTGATTCTCTAATATTATTATAGTTAATAGCTGTTATCTGTGGCATCTATATTCCTTTTTTATAATGTAACACACTTTACATTGTATGTCAATCATAAATCACTTATTTTTGCATAAGACGGAGCTGGCGAGTTTACATACGAACCTGATGCTCGTATATGCGAAACCGAACTAGTAAGAACTCCTGCTACATATTCGTCGGCGCCGCCTGTACCTATATCTAAATCATTAAACACAATATTAAAAGTAATATCTGTATTGTTTGATTCTTTTTTTGCTTGAATATAATATTCGTTGTCTGAATATCCGCCTGCAATACTACCTGTTTTTCTATATATAGTTTGATACGAGGTTGTTAAATCTTCATTGCCAATAGCATAGGAAGTACCAGATGGCTTTGTATTAGTAGTTACTGTTCGTCCAAACTTTATCTGGCCAGCATTAAATATAATATCATACCAGTCTTGATTTTTTTGTAAGTTGGTATCATTTGGTACATCATCAATATTAATCGATGAATCAAATCTAATTTCGCCGCCTGCGTTAAAAAAACATCTACGAGCAGCAATTGAAGAAAATGATATTTTAACAGTATGATTAACTGATTGAGGTTGAGATGTTCCTCCCCACGGAGATGTAGCACCATCTCTTACACTATTAACACCGCCTGATTCTATGTCAGCTTGGTTGCTGTTTAAAATAAATCTATCGTTTTCAAGTTCGACTATTAATATTTCGTATGCATTAAACAACACATCTGCAATCTCTGCAGAGGTAGTAACTGTATTAATAAGAACCGGTGAAGTATTATTGATGTGTACATACACCTTTTCAAAGTCAGTGAACAAGTTATTCATATCAGAAACTAACACTTCGTTTCCTTCGGCAACTGGATTACTCGATACAGTATTATTGTATCCTTTATCACCAGACCCAACTCCTAATACTGCTGAAATTTTTCCTTGTAGTTCGTTGTACCTTGATTGTGAGATAATGTCGCCGACTGCCATAACTTTTCCTTTTTAGTATTTACACTTTTAAAACGCACTCAACCAACTTTTCCGAAGGATCGTCGCTTGATTCTAATGCAATACCAACTAATGCTCTAGTAGCAGTTTGAGAAGCAACTCCGTCTTCCCATGCATACAATGCCATTCCTTTTTGAACTACACCTATGCACCTTACTGGTACACGACCTTTTAATGCAATAGCTTGGCCATCGATTTCTGAGTTCATTAAGTAAGCTGGATTTTCACTAATGACACCAATTGCAAGATCACTAGACTTTGCAGGTCTAGTTTCTGCACTAATATCACGTGTTTCTACAAACTTAGCACTAGATACTGCCATTACTGTTCCAACCGGATGTGTTTCTTCTGTGGTATATTTTTCTGCAAGATCGGCATAACGAGCTTTAGTTGCGGTGCCATTAAATATTGTTGCAGTTAGATTTCCACTGCTATCTCTTGCAGCAATAGTATTTGCGCCAGCAGTGGTTGATGCACTACGTGCCGTGCCTCCTACATCAAGTGCATTTGAAACTGTTGCAGTACCATTAAATGTAGTAGCATAAACTGTATTAAACTTTTCAGTTGCACTACCGATATTATATATGTTTGTTGTTTCAGGAAAAATTCCTTTATCAACTGCTGCGTTTCTTATTGAAACAATCCCTGTAGCAGATCCGGCAGCTGGTGCAGTTAGTGCAAACAACATTTTATTACTTGCATTATTTTGATTTACAAATCTCGGAACTGTACCATCGCTTACATCTATTTTTAGATCATTACTAGCGCCAACTGTAAATCCAACATCGCCTAATGTTAATGCATCTGTTGTTTTTAAATAATCACTAGCTAAGAATCCACCTAAACGTAATGCATCATTTGCTGATCCCCAAATAATTGGTTCGTTAGTAGCACCTGTAACAGGTTGATCCAAACTATTTTTTGTAATACCTGTAGCACTATTAACTAATGTAATACCTTTTTTGATTAAACTAAATCCTGTTAACGATGGAACACCGGCTGCTTGTACACCGTTTAATGTAAACTCTTCTCCAGAGATTACATACAAACTAACATCATTTATTAGAGCAACAATAATAGTTTTTTCAACCGCTGGAACAGAGTTATCATTAACACTAACACTAAGCATCTGTGTTGTTCCGCTTCCTGCACTCTGAGGACCTACTAGGATAAACTCGCCTGCGGCTGTTTTACCATATAGCTGATTACTTGTACTGCTCCACCACAAATCGCCTTCGTCCAGTCCTGCTGGTTCAGAACTTGATACTTCGGTACCGCCTGCTGTTTTCCATGCACTACCAGTATAAAACTTTAGTTTAGTAGTTCCTGCATCATACCATACTTGTCCATCAATAGCTTTAGCAGGTGCAGTAGTTCCTCTAAAGTTTTCTAATAAATGAACTATGTTTTCGTTTTGTGCTTCGCCAAAACCACTATAGTTTTTACCAATAAGTTTTAGATCAGTTGTTTGATCTATTGTGCCGTCTTCAACGACTGTTATCTGTGTACCGTTATATCTATTTACAATATAGGCCATTGTTGCTCCTCGTGCTTAGTGCTCTTATGTTATTTATCGTTAAAGTGCCGATGCTGCTATTGTACTTCCATTAACGTCCCATATGCCGCCGTTTGCTTGCATAGTTATTATCAATCTATTTGCTGTTAGATTAACTGTTGCTGTAGGAGCATTGATTGTAAAGTCACCTATAACATTAACGTTTTGTGTACCAGCACTATCAACTGCTGTTAAAGATTTTACAACACCACTATTAACATCAATAGGATCTGATGAAGCTGTATAATAGTATGCATGTATTTTTGCAGTTTTTCCTTGAGTGTCAAACGGTGCTGCGGGTATTGGAGATATTTCTGTTAATAGTACAGCAATATTAGTAAGCAATCCGTCATCTGCAAAAGTGTCACCATATGTTCCTGTTGCATAGGTACTACCTAATCCAGTAACATCTACTCCCATAACTATTGTTGATGATGCTAGTTCGTCATCAACATATCTTTTAACTACTACATCTTGATCAGCACCTTCTGTTAATAATGCATTGTCGGCTTTACGGCGTGGACTTACCGGAGTTTCTACATTTGTTATTTTTACTTTGTTTATTAAGTTTATACTACCAGTTGATGCAAACTCTAAGTTACTAGTTGTTGTAATGCGATCTTCAGTGAAGGTCATTGTATCACTTTGTAGGTTGTTTCCTACTACTAATGTATTAAGCTGACCTATTCCTGTTAGACTACTGTTCACAACCGTTGATCCTAACGTATCTAAAGACAATACATTTGTATTATCAATAGCATAGTTGTTTAACTCGTTGTCAATATTAATACTATGACTACTTGTCCAACTGTTAGTTGCATTTAACCAAGTCCAGCGTTTGTCGTCTCCCTGTACTCTTATAACAATGCCGCCGTCATCTGCTTCGCTGTCAGTTGCTAATGTACTATCGTCTTTTATTGCAAGTTCAATTTGATGGTCTTCAACTCTAAGAGTAGCAATATCTAAACTTACCGAGTTTCCTTCGATTAATAAATCGCCAGTAACACGCAAGTCTCCTGTAACATCTAACGTATATGCAGGATTTGTTTTAAATATACCAATCTTTTTAGTATCGGCGTCAAAATACATAGCAGTGTATGTGCCCGAAACATCTTTAAGATCTACTCGCATGTCAGCATCTTGAATATTATTCTGCCAGACAGTAGTTTGTCCACTTACTTTTATTGTAAGATCTGTATCAAGTCCAATACTTAATCCGTTATCGTTGGCTATTGCCAATCTACCTGTTGTAACATCGTCAACAACAGCACTTATAAAACTGTTTTGATCAAATACATTTCCAAGCTCGTCTACAATTTGACCAGCACTAGAGGCTTTCCCATAAAATTCAAAATCAACAAACGCTGAGTTTATGTTTACACCTTGTTTTAAAGTAGTAAATCCTGTGATAGCCGGAAACGGGGTAAAGGTTATATTTTCTTTTGAAACGATTGCATATAAACTGCCATTTAGATACTTTTTAATAATCACTCTATTTTGACTTGTAGTATCTCTAATAGTTGCAATCTCATCGCCTGATTTAAGTTGGTTTTTTGTATATGCCGGTCCTACTAAAACAGTATTAGTACCGTTCCAAAATAATAGCTGATCCTTTGATGCATCAATCCATATGTCTCCAGGTATTAGTTCTGATGGCTGAGAACTGGCATATATTGTGCTATCGGTACTTCTAAATGTTGTACCATCATATATTTTTAATCTGCCTGTAGCAGTATCATACCAAAGTTGTCCTTTGAGTGGTTTTACCGGTGCTGTACTATTACTAAAGTTTTCCAGCATCTTAATAAAGTTTTCATTTATACTTTCGCCAAATCCTTGATAGTTTTTTCCTATTAGTGCAATATCTGCACTGGATATATCTAACCTACCATCAACTAGTTCTACTAGTAACGATCCGTCTGTTTTGTTTAGTTTATAGGCCATTTATGATACTCCGTGATAGATAATAAAGTTAAGTGCAAGGAACGGATTTGTTATATTTAATGCATCGTTTGCTAAATCTACTACACCCCCTGATGTTTGCAGACGTGTTCCAGTTCCTGATATGTCACCGTCTCCTGGTACAACTTCCGATGCACTTGCTGTAGCAGTTGTAGTAGCATAGAACTGCTCCCCAGTACTACTTTTTAAATCGTGTTCGTGTTCAGGTAAGTTAGATGCTGCTATTGTAACTTCTTCACTACCTGCTACACCACCCATAACACCTACAGTTGATGATGTAATTCTATTTGCCGATACTACTTGTCCTAGCCCTGCAGGCGTTCTTCCTCGCATATCTGGTATTTTAAACAATGTATTAGGATCACTCGGTGTTCCATGATACCATGTTGTTGGATCTGCTGAAAGATATCCCAATACTGTTGCCAAAGCACCGTATGTTGTTAATGATTTTTCTGTTCCGTCTAATATAAACCATCCATCAGGTGCAATCAATCCACCGTACATGATTACTGTGCCAACTGGCATAGTATCGATAGAACCAATAATCTGTGCAGGCGTTGCTTTAACTAACGTTCCGCCTTGATTTAATAATACTTCATCTGTTGTTCTATTGATGCTCGATGCTGCTGATCTACTAGAAATAGCAGCTGATTGTATAGTAGATGTAAATGTTTTAGTAGAGCCGCCTGTCTGGCCGTCAAATACAAAACTAGTTGCACTAACATCTCCTGCTAGTGAAAAAGTAGTTACACTGTTGAGTTTTGCTGTACTACCAGCTGTACCGCTAACATTACCTGTTACATTACCTGTTAAGTTACCTGTTATACGATTAGCATGTAATGTATCGTAAGGTAATACTGATGAGCCTATAGAATAAACATTTGCAGTATCGGGCAATATGCTAGTAGTAGTAAGGCTTCCATCAACATCAAAGTTTCCAGTTACAGTTAGATTTCCTGTTATACTAGTATTTCCTGTTAATGCTGTAGTACCAGTTACTGATAGGTTGCCGGTAAGTTTTTGATTTCCAACTACGTCTAAACTTTCTGTTGGAGACAGGTTGTTGATGCCTACATTAGTGTTTCCTTTAACTCTGATTGGTATTGCAAAGTTGCCGTTGTTGTTAACTCTTAAATCTATCGGAGCACCTGGAACAGCGTTTTCAACAATGCTATTATTACCTTCAACTAACAAACTTAATGTTTTTGAAACACCAACTTCTAAGCCCTGATTGGTTTTTATTTGAAGTTTTTCTGTAAGTTGATTAACAATGTTGTTGCGCATAAATGTTGAACTTGGTATTGTTGCTCCACTAATAAGTAAGTTTTCTGCGTTAGTTGCAGTGCCATTAAACTTTGCTGCTGACAATGTTTGATTAAAGTTTGTTCCAACTTTTATCGGTGTTACACTATTAAATCCAGCAAATGATGTTTTGGGCGAAAACTCAACTCTACTTGTAATACTAACTGGTATATTTTCAATGTATACGACTACTACTGTTCTAGTTGTATCTGTAGTATCTACTAGCTCAACTGATTTAGCTCCAGTGGTGTTTCCATTGCTAAAATCAGGACCTACTAACAGCCACCCGCTGCCTGTATACAAATACAACTGACTAGTACTAGTATTAACCCAAAGATCGCCTTTGACACTGTTTGTACTATCAGGTTCTGAGGCATTCTTTTTTAAACCGCCGGCTGCAACCCAGTTTGTTCCGTCGTATATTTTTAACTGATCTATACTATCTGTAGTGTCATACCAGAGTTGTCCTTCAACTGGATTTAATGGTGGATTTGCATTTGCAAAGTTTTCTAATAACTTTAAAAAGTTTTCATTAATAGCAACACCATAATCTGATAATAGTCTACCTGGAAGTTTTAGACTAGTTTCTGTATTGATTGCGTTATCTTCAACAGTTATAATACCTTTATTAGATTGGTCAGTGAATGGAACTTCGTATGCCATTAAGTATTACCTCCTGAAAGACTTTGTACTCTTACAGTATAATCAATCTGTATTAATCTGTTGAGTGATTTTTGTACCGGATGGAAAATCACGTGAGTAAGAAGTCTTCCTGTTCCGCTTGCTGAATAACCTACTAAACCAAGTTCATCAAATACAAACTGTTGTTCTGTATCGGCCGCAGTATCAAATGCATCCTGTCCTTCTGGTTCGCCGTAGTCTAACAAACAACTTACAACAATATCAGTATAGTTTGTACCAGTAACGTGACGTGTTTCTATTTTGTTTCGTTGTGGATCAACATTGTTTACACTGCGATCGTCTACCACTTTTGCATATGTTTGATTGTACAAACTAGCATTTGTACCAGTACTGTTTGGCGTTAAGTATGTAATAATACCTGTTGGGTCAACACTAGTGCCACCGTTGCCAAATGCCATTTGATATATATAACCTGAACCGGCATTGCCGAGGCTTTCTGCAAGGCTAATACTCATATTTTCATAATGAATAGCATTGCGCTTGTTAACAAATACATGCCCACTTTCTGGATTGTGTATTTTTATGTGTCCTTCGAGGTGTACACCGCTTTGTTCGTTAATCATGTTTCCATTCCGTTCCTATAATGTATTTATCGGGGTAGCGATATTGTTTTGTCTGTTATAAATTTAGCTATTTGATTTGTACTATTTGCTAGGGATTTTCCTGTATCGTTCCATATTTTTCCTGTTCTGCGAACAACTTCAATGAATATTCCATCTGCAGGAGCATCAATATAATCTGCAAGTGTTAACACTGTGATTGTACTACCGTCGCCTGTTATTATATTTTCAATAGTATACTCTGGATCTATTGTTACATCTGCTTCAGGCGAATCTTGATCTACTGTTTTGTCAAATGTTACAATATTATCTTTGCGCAACCTAGTGCCGGCTAAAAATACATCAATCTCATTTACACTAGTTGGAATAAAATCAAGTATAAACTCTTTGGTACTAGAATCACCAATAAACATAGTTTTAGCTGTTTCGTCTTTATAAGGAATATTTTCTTCTATACCTTGTCCTTGTACCTTTGTTGCAACTGGATATTGCTCTTTTATACCTGTTCCTAGCGTTCCTCTTCTTAGTTGTCTAAGTAGATTGCCGTCAACACTAAAGTATTCGATACGTTCTTTGTCAATCCAAACAACTCCCGGAGTGCCAAGTGCTTTATTTGGTTCTTGTATTCCTGTGCTGTCAACTAACTGAATAGATAAATCATAATAGTTTAATGGTTGTTGCAACTTATACTCGTTATCTTTGTTTAAACGCTTGAAGTGGAATCTGTTTAACATATCTTTAAAGATACGATATCCAAACTTAGGATCGCTTGTTAATGCGGTAAACTGCAATACTTCAACTTTGTCATTTGATGTAACTTTGTTGTAAAGTTGAACGCCAGATCCACTTGCATCAAGTGAGTAATCGTTTTGTGGAGAAAGTAATATTCCGTTTTTAAATACCCAAACATAGTTTGCACTTAATGCAGGTTTTTCAAGTTTGATAAATCCTCTACTCAGCAAGTTTTTATCAATATAAAACTGTGTTCCTGCTGGTGCTTGATTTGTATTCCACACAATATCATACGAGGTTCTTTCAAATCCGTTTATATCATGGTTGCTGAATACATAGATATCAACTGTTTCCCAATCAGCAGGTGCTTCTGTTAGTGATAATACATCAGTTTCGATAAGTTTAATATCACCAATGATTGCCTTTGTGCTATCGTTTTCCCAACTTGCTACAATCTCTGGTGTATCATCAATACTTTTTAGCTGGAATAGTTCTCTAATATATCCTTGAAGTTCTATTGTTAACGTCGAACCCGATCTGCTAAACTTTTCGACACAAGCAATAACTGTAGTACTATCATCAGATAACTCAAAACTTATATCTTGTCCAACTGCTGGATCATTAACTTCTGAACCATTTTGTATTTGTACTGTTGTGTTTAAAAAGTAATATTCTGCATCTCTGATAATAAAGATTTCTAAAGTATCTCCAATCAATCCTACATTGTTGTTGAGAAGTTGTACTCTGCCATTTGTAGTGTCATAATAATAATCAAGTACATCGACAATAGAACCATTAATATATAATACAACGTCAGTGTTTCTAACTGCTGTTGTATCTTCAAACTGCCATCTATCAATGTCGTAAGCACGGTTGCTATCTATTGTATATTTTTTTCTATAACCTGCATTTAAGAATCTACCATCACCACGTTTTACTAAAATATTGTGCGATAAAGGTTTATCAATAACTGGTAGTGCAACATCATTTGTAAATCTATGAACTTTATTTGTACCATCGGTTACAAAAGTATTGTCGATTACCATTTGACTGTATTGATTTACGCTGCCGTCATATATTGTATATCCAATGATTTTTCCAGCAGTTACTTTGATAGGAAACTCTAGTTGGGCATTACCAGTATCTGATTCTGTAAGTCCGTAATCTGTTGTATCGTTTTGTAATACGCCATTTATTGTTACAAACGAACTCAATCCAGACTTCCATGTGATTGGCAGGTTGTATATAAACGTATCACCAGTAGAAACAATATTATCACTATCGATTAAATCTACACCGTTGGTTCCTATTGTAAGTATTGAAAGATTTTTTCCTTCGTCTAATGCTGTACTATCGTTTAAACTTATGAACTTATTTTCATAGTCGACATTTAAATCGTCATTATCAATAATGTCGCCGTCAACTTTTACAACCAATGTGGTGTTTGTTTGTGGGAAGTTGTCAAACTCCCACTCAATGGTTGTGCCATCTGTGATATAGTTTCTAACACTAATAATACCCTGGCCGTCTACACTTCTATTGTACACTTGAATATCAACTGCATCAAGTACCTGTCCTGGAACTTGTTCTTCTGGTCCGCCGCTGGTAGTTTCTGTAACAAAGCCGTCGCCGTCAACAACTATGTCGCCAGAGTCGATACCTTTAGCAGTTGTGTATTCAAAGTTTCCACCTTGTAAACTTACATCGTATGCAGTTGATTCTGGAGTAAAGCTGCCGTCGCTTGTTGATTTTCTAATGATCACAACATCGCCGTCTTTGGTTTCAACGACATCGCTGTCTAAGAATACGGTATTTGTAATATTATCGCCTTGCGGTGACACCATTTTTGCATTTGGATTGGCTGTTACACTACTTCCATCGTAAAACGGGTCGTCTATTCTTACATTATTAAGATATACATTGTATGTTACACCTGATTCTAAAACACTGCTCAATGATATTATTTGAGTACTGCCATCTAATGTAATGATTTCATCTTCATAGTTAGTGTCAAACGTATCAAAATCAATACCATAAGCGTTTGCATCAAACCCAGTATTTTCGCCAAAGCCGATACTATCCATTTGAACGCCACCGTAGTCAACACCACTCATTAACTGACTTAGTTCTTTGCCTGGCATGTTTGTAGTAGGCTTGTAAAAGAAGTTTATTCTATCTTCAGCAGTTAACAGGTTGGATGATTTTTTATAGTTTATAACAACAGCAGCATTATTTGCAGGTGCAGTAGTAAATGTTATTTTACCACGATATCTATCAAATGTCTTGGTTGTATCAATAATATTTGATGCTACAAAATCACTTATTAGCTGTGGCTCCCCTGCTACAGTTATTGATATATCTGCACTATTTGTACTCAGTGGCCATTTTAAACTAAACTCAGTTAAACCGCCATTACCGACAAATGTTTCTGTTTCATTTAATGTGGTAAAATAGTATGCACCAGCAACTCTATCAAACTTCATCAACATATGCGTGGATCTGATTACACTGTTTCCTATCTGTGCATAAACAACTGCATCAACTCCGTCTTCTGTTAAACTTCCGTTTATTGTTACGGTTGGAGTTGTAAAGTATTTTGCTCCAACTGTATCAACTTCAATGTACTGAATTGATCCACCACCTATATACGCAAGTCCTTCAAGTGTTGGACCACCTCCTCCGCTAACTGTTACATTTGCTGTGTCAGTATATCCACTGCCGCCATTGTAAACAACAAACTCTGTTATTTCAAATCCAACATTATC